AAAGAACGGTACGTTAGCCTTTATAACGAGTGTATTAATCGAGGCTTTAATGTGCAAAATTATGAAGCTTCCTGGGACGGTGTTCCACGGGAGTTAATGAATAGTTATGCTCCTACAGAAAGAGATGTCTCAATAGTAACAGAAAGGATTCTAGATAGACTAGCTAATCCAATCGCAAAACAAAAAAAGAATGGATTACAAGAAGATGTTCGCAGAGATGGAGAGTCAGAAGCCTGAAGACTTACATAAAAACAGTAGGGTTTTAATTGTCGATTCATTAAATACTTTCTTACGTAGTTTTGTAGCAATACATCACATTAATCCAGCAGGTAATCACGTAGGAGGATTAGGGGGGTTTTTAAAATCAGTCGGTGCTGTTATAAAGCAATTACAACCCACTAGGGTTATTTTAGTTTTCGACGGTGTCGGCGGTTCAACAAATAAAAGATACCTTTATCCGGAGTATAAAGCTAATAGGCATATTACTAAAATATCAAACTGGGATGCATTCGATAATCAAGAAGAAGAATCCGAGTCTATTACTAACCAAATCTTACGTTTAGTAGCTTATTTAAAATGCTTACCTGTTGATTTAATTGCAATAGATAAAATTGAAGCAGATGACGTAATTGGATACCTTGCAACTAGGTTTCCCGAAAAGGTAACTATACTATCTACTGATCAAGATTACCTACAACTTGTATCAGAAAAAATATCAGTATACTCACCGGTTAAGAAGATAATCTACGATCCAGCTAGAGTAGTAAAAGAGTACGGAATTACACCTCAAAACTTTTTAGTAGGTAAAGTTATATTAGGAGATAAAGGTGATAATGTACCAGGAGTAAAGGGTATTGGCGCAAAAACGCTAATAAAGCTTTTTCCTCAATTAAAAGAAGAAGAGAAGTTTAGGTTAGTGGTTTTACTAGAACATGCAAAACAGAATCTAGCAAGGAGTAAACATTACGGTGATATACTTAACTACAGTTATCAATTAGATATAAACAGGAAGCTAATGGATTTACATAATCCAAATATACCTCAAGAAGATAAAGTCTTAATCGATAACCTATTACATAATCCGAATAACGAATACGACCCTACTAAGTTTATAAAATTATACAACGAAGATCTGATGGGCAAGACTTTACTTAGCCCTCAAATATGGCTAGGTGAAACTTTTGCAAAATTAACACAATATCAGTTGAAAAATCAAGAATAGTTTACTATATTAAAGAATAAAGAGAATTAGTTATGGCAGTTTTAAATCAGTTGAATCAATATGGAGTAGGCTTTCAAGTAAAGGTATTATCAAGCTTACTTAAGCATAAAGAGTTTTTACAGAATATACATGACATATTAGAAGAAGAGTATTTCGATAACCCTGCGCATAAATGGATTGTAGAAGAGGTTTTAAAGTACCATTATAAGTACCATACTACACGTTCTCTTGATGCATTACAGGTAGAAGTTAAAAAAATTGATAACGAGGTATTAAAAGTATCTGTTATTGAACAGTTAAAAGAAGCTTATAAAGCATCTAACGAAGATCAAGAGTATGTAGAGCAGGAGTTTGCTAACTTCTGTAAGAATCAGTAATTAAAAAAAGCCTTACTGTCTTCAGTTGATTTATTAGAGAAAGGACAATACGATGATATTAGGTACTTAATCGATTCAGCATTAAAAGCCGGTATGGATAAAAATCTAGGCCATGAATATGAAAAAGATACTGAATCTCGTTATAGAGCAGAAGATAGAAATCCTATACCAACACCTTGGCCTCATGTTAATGAATTATTACAAGGAGGATTAGGATCAGGCGATGTTGGAATTATATTTGGCAATCCAGGCGGAGGTAAGAGTTGGATGCTAACAGCCTTAGGTGCTATGCCTGTGTCATTAGGATATACTGTAGCTCACTATACCTTAGAGTTATCAGAAGGGTATATGGGCAGAAGATACGATGCTACCTTTACAGGACTTAAAGTACAAGAATTAGGTTTACATAGAACAGAAGTAAATGAGATGATTGATAAACTTAAAGGAAAGTTAATTATTAAAGAATTCTCAATGGGTAAAGCATCTATATCAAGCATCGAAGCTCATATTCAAAAAATGACAGACCTTGGAACTAAGCCAGATCTAGTTATTATTGACTACGTAGATTTATTAAAATCAAAACGTAAATCTACTGATAGAAAGGATGAGATTGACGATATATACATTTCTACTAAAGCTCTAGCAAGGGATCTTAAACTTCCGATATGGACCGTATCTCAAGTAAATAGAGCTGGTGCAAAAGACGATGTGATTGAAGGAGATAAAGCAGCTGGTTCATATAATAAAGTTATGATTGCAGATTTTGCAATGTCTTTATCGAGAAAAAGGTTAGATAAGATGAACGGTACTGGAAGAGCACATATTATGAAGAATCGATATGGCGGCGACGGTATGACGTATCCGGTAAAAATTAATACTGAAAACGGTAATATAGAAATTTTAGATAGAGAGATGGAGGAAGGGGAATTTGCCGTAGAAAATGGTAATCAAGGACCTAAGGCTCCGACTACTAGCTTTAGTGCAGAAGAGAGGAATTATTTGCAGCAAAGATTCTTTGAATTAGGAAAATAATGCTATTTATTACTACAAAAGGTATTTAATATGAGTTTAACTGATTTATACAACGAAAAAAAGACAGCACTTGCGCCTCCTGCAAATCAAACCACCTATGAAGAGTTTGTATTTGAGATGGAAAAAGACGGTACTAACGATTTAGTAGAGAGAAATATGGTAGATCCTACCTTTAGACCTCCTACTGCTGCTAACTCATACCTTGAGACAGTCTTCCAAGACGGATTAAACAAAAACCTGTAGATTTAACTAATTAGGTTATAGACCTAACGACGGTACTAAAACCTTCGAATGAATAACGTATCTTTAAAATTATAAAAAACGACAAAAAAATGGACATTTCACAGAGCATTTTAAGTGACATTACGGTATATATGAAGTATGCTAAATTTAATCCCGAAGTACAGAGAAGGGAGACATGGAAGGAGCTAGTAGATAGAAATAAAGCAATGCACTTGAAGAAATTTCCAAAGTTACAGAAAGAAATTGAAAATGCTTATCAGTATGTTTACGATAGAAAAGCATTACCTTCAATGCGCTCTATGCAATTTGCAGGTAAGCCTATTGAAATTAGTCCTAACCGTATCTACAACTGTGCTTATCTTCCAATTGATGATTGGAGAGCCTTTGGAGAAACGATGTTCTTACTATTAGGCGGTACTGGGGTTGGTTATTCAGTACAGAAGCATCACGTTGATCAATTACCTGAAATTAGAAAACCAGATCCAAAGAAAACTAGACGTTTTTTAATTGGTGATTCTATTGAAGGATGGGCTGACGCAGTAAAAGTGTTAGTTAGATCTTACTTTGAAGGTGGATCGTCTCCAGCATTTGATTTTTCAGATATTAGAGCTAAGGGAGCTGCCTTAATTACTACAGGCGGTAAAGCACCCGGACCTCAACCATTAAAAGAATGCTTAATTAAGATACAAGGTATTTTAGATAGCAAAGAAAATAACGATAAATTAACTTCTATTGAAGTACACGATATAGTTTGCCATATTGCAGATGCAGTATTAACAGGCGGTATTAGAAGAGCAGCTTTAATTAGCCTCTTTAGTGCGGATGACGATGATATGATTTCAGCTAAGTCAGGCGCATGGTGGGAACTTAACCCACAACGCGGAAGAGCTAATAATTCAGCAGTATTATTGAGAAATAAAGTAACTGAAGAATTTTTCTTCGGCTTGTGGGACAAAATTAAGGCAAGCGGTGCTGGTGAACCTGGCATTTACTTATCTAACGATAAAGATTGGGGAACTAATCCTTGTTGCGAAATTGCTTTACGTCCTTTTCAATTCTGTAACTTATGTGAAGTAAATGTTTCTGATGTTGTAGATCAAGATGATTTAAATGCACGAGTTAAAGCTGCTGCATTTATCGGTACCTTACAAGCATCTTATACTAGCTTCCATTACTTACGTCCGGTATGGCAGAGAACAACTGAAAAAGATGCTTTAATAGGCGTAGGAATGACCGGTATTGGTTCTGGTAAGGCTCAACAGTTAGATCTTAAGCAAGCAACTAAAATTGTTAACGAAGAAAATGAGAGAGTAGCTAAATTACTAGGAATTAATAAAGCAGCTAGAACTACTACTGTAAAACCTTCTGGTACTTCATCTCTTGCATTAGGAACTTCATCAGGAATTCACGCATGGCATAATGACTTTTATATTAGAAGAATTAGAGTAGGTAAAAATGAACCTATATACACATACTTAGCAATTAATCATCCAGAGCTTATCGAAGACGAATATTTCCGTCCTCATGATACAGCAGTTATCTCTGTACCACAAAAAGCTCCAGCAGGATCTATCCTAAGACATGAATCTGCTTTAGATTTACTTGAAAGAGTTAAGTTTGTATATCAAAACTGGGTTAAACCAGGCCATAGATCAGGTCAAAATACACATAATATTTCAGCTACAGTTTCTATTAAAGCAGACCAGTGGGAAGAAGTGGGAAAATGGATGTGGGATAATAAGAAATTTTACAACGGCTTATCAGTACTGCCTTACGATGGCGGAACTTACATTCAAGCTCCTTTTGAAGACTGTACTGAAGAGAAGTATAACGAAATGATGAAATCTCTACATAATATAGATTTATCTAAGGTAATTGAAGTTGCAGATAACACTAATTTAATGGGGGAAGCAGCTTGCGCAGGCGGTGCTTGTGAAATTGTGTAGTATGCATGACAACTTAGTACAAAACATAGTAAATAATATCTATCAGGTTATTAAAAATGGAAGGTAAAAAAGAATTTATACAAGGAATACACTACTATTTAGAAGGAGAAAGGGTCATTTTTACGGCCCTTTTCCATTCTGAAAGAGGGCAATGTTGCGGAAATTACTGCAGACACTGTCCCTATGATCCAAAACATAAACACGGTGCCAAAAGACTTGCAGAAGGATTTGGTTATTTGAGAGAAAATACTTAATTTTATAAAAAATACGTTATGAGCAAATTTCAATCAACAAAATTATACGACGGGTTTAGTACCGTATTCCGTCAATGGGCTGCAGAAGGCACGCATTGTAGGTTTATACATGGTTACGATGTTGAGTTTAGAGTAACCTTTGAAGGAGAATTAGATCATAGAAACTGGGTATGGGATTTCGGCGGTATGAAAAGAGCTAAGACTCAAATCGACGGTATGAATGCTAAACAATGGATGGACTATATGTTCGACCATACTACAGTATTAGCACCAGACGATCCTGAATTAGAGATCTTTAAAGAATTAGATAGAAGAGGTGTAGTACAGTTAAGAATACTTGAAGGTCCGGTAGGTGCAGAACAATTTGCAAAATACATTTACAGTAAGATTAATACTTTTGTGCAAGAAGAAACGAATAACCGTGTTAGAGTGGTACAAGTAGAATTCTTTGAGAATAAAAGAAACTCAGCAATTTATGTAGGCTAATGGATAAGAAATTTGAAAAAAAACAAGAGAAGTCTCGACGTAAGATGCTTATCGAAGAGTATAGAGAAGAAAATCCTTATATTCCTACCGATGAAGAAATACTTGAGAATAATAGCTACTGGGATATTGACTACCTAGAAGAAGCTAATGCTAAAACTAACAAAGGTATTAAGTACTGGCAAGAAAGGTATGCTAATGCATCTAGTAATATGGGGAAATGGTATTGTCAAATACGAATTGACAGGTTAAGAAAGAAGCTACATCATTACGTAGATAAAAAATAATTTAATTACAATAAAACATGGAGGAAACTATGAAATGTTTAAAGAGTTCTAAGACCGGAGAAATAATCCGAGTAACAAATGAAAAAGCTGATCAAGCTACTAGAGAGTGGGGCTTTATTCCAAAGTCTGAGTGGAAAGCAGCTACTAGAAAAGTATCGGTGAAAACTGTAGAAGAGATACAAGAATCAGTAACAGAAACTATTTTAGAAAAGCAGCTTAAAAAGAAAAGACATGCTTGATAAATTAGTAGAGTTTCTAACAAGATTTGGTAATCAAGCAATCCCTTGGGTTATTATTGAAGAGTGGAATGGTGCTGTGCATTTAAGATTTGGTAAATGGATAAAAACATTAGAACCTGGTTTTTATTTCAAAATACCTTTCTTTGATAGCATAATTGAATGTCCTGTTATAACTCAATCTATTAATATACCTTCACAAACACTAACTACATTTGACGAACAAAGTATCGTCCTAAAGTCAATTATTAGATATAGAGTTAGCAATGTTAGAACTTATCTTCTAAAAGTAATGCATGCAACAGATGTTTTAATTGATACAACACAGGGAATGATTAGAGATGTAGTGGAGTTAACAAGATGGGATGACTTAGTAGATGTAAATTCACAAATAACAAACGAAGTAAAAGAGTTTGTAGTTAAGTGGGGAATTGAAGTAGAAGCAGTTACAATAACGGATTTGGGAATTGTAAAAAGCTTTCGTATCTTTGGAGATGAAGCACATAAGACAACAATATTACCGACAGACATTTAAATATTATGAATAAAATAGATGAAAAATTTGAAATAGAACTTAATGCAATGAAATATAGTGTTCACGCTAATAGTCCTTACAATGACGGATGGACACAAGATCATTATAGAAAGCTATATGAAGAAGAATTAAAAAAACTAAAAGAATATGAGCAAAATAGATCCAAATAAGTTACTTATCTCGAGTGACTTTTATACAGTACAAGGTGAAGGTATTTCATCAGGCATTCCAGCATATTTTGTACGTTTAGGTATTTGTAACCTAACCTGCGGTATGAGTAGAGCATTCACTAACGAATTACTAAAAGACCAAAACCTAGAAGACGGAGAAATCTTCGAAGGTGATTTACATAAAGAGGGTAAAGCTACTTGGACTTGTGATTCTACTTCTCAATGGTTGTGGAGAGGAGAAGATAAAGAGTTTGATTATTTAATTAATCGTTGGAAAGAGGAAGGAGTATATCAAGATATTAAAGACGGTACTATTCATATTATTTGGACAGGCGGTGAACCTACTATCAAAGGACATCAAGAAGCGATTATTAACTTTACTAACTACTGGATGTCAAGATACCTAGACGTTAATAATGTTAAACCGTTCTATGAA